TTTTTTTTTTTTTTTTTTTTTTTGAATGCTATAATCACACTATGATTAAAAATTCAAGGATAAATGAAAAATCTAAAACAAACCTATCATTTAAACATACATAAGCTCCTATACTCACTAAAACTACACAGAAATGGAAACTCAAATATGTAAAATCTAAAAGCTATCATCTATGAACCTATACTTGACAAGCCTATCATACCTCACCTCCAGCTCTTTGTAAGTTGGAATGTAGAGCCCAATACCCACACGGCACAGAACACCGCGCAGCCAAGTACAGAATCTAACATACTTCCGGGGGCCATGATGGAACATAAACCATATACTCGTTTCTATCAGATCCTTCATGGATGCATTGTCGCTCTTCCAAGCCAGCATCGAATAAACAGTCTCCTCAGAAATACGCGGATGACAGATGGACCACTCATCCACATAGAATGTTCTCTTTAGGAAACTCATCTTATGCACTGGCGTGACCTTGACTTCCATCTTATCAGCACCAGTGGGGCTCAGTCCCAGCTCTTCCAGCCCCTGAACAAAACTAGATAGCGGGAAACTCTTCTGGTCTAGGTACTCCTTCTTTATACAAAGTAATACGTCATCGCCATAAGTGAGGATCTTGAATAATTTGAAAACCTCAAATACACTTATTTTCTCCAATGCACACAACACATGGCAGATGTTCACAACATTAATTATAGAATTGAGCACCGATGTAGCAGGTGTGCCAGATGGCATAGAACCATGGACATAGTATCTCATGGAGCCCAACTGATGAACGGAATTAACAATAGGCTCCATTATTCTATCCACCAACCTTGGGTCCAAACCACAAATTTGGCCCAGAACCCTCCCAGCATGGTATATCATAAACGGGGACAGACTAGCATCATAGTTGGAAAAGTCAAGACCAACAACAAGGTCGCATTGAGTAACAATACTGTACCACATACAGTGCCAATCTTGGTCAGGGTCCACGCCCACTGCTATCCCTGTGTGAAAACCAGGGTGGCTCTGAATCTGCGCCAAAGCGTATCCCAAATACCTGCGAAATAGGATGGTGAACGAAACGGGGCAAGCCTCTATGGCTCTGGTCTTGCCCAGCATAACCTTACTTAGAGGACGCAATTCGTCTTTGGCACACGTGGTAAATACCACTTGAATGGATCGATTCATGTGCAAGTCTTCTTCCATCTTCTCGACGTCCTGCTGCAGACGTTGTGCCATCTTGCCATTAATGATCAAATCACTCTTCCTGAGACCTAGAGTGTTGTACGGAAAGCCAGCTGACGTCTTCAAATCTATAGCATCAAGACCTTCAATACCATTTATGCACTCGTCATAGGTCAACTGACGAGGCTCAGAAAAGAAACTGACCATACGGTTGGTATAAGCCTCCACGACGGTGGCGTACCCTAAGGGCTCACTAACAATCGGAGACGAATATTTGGCCAACATGACTTGCATAACATCAATTTCTCCTTGATAGAACAACTTAGTGGGACATTTAATAACCTCCTGTGGACAAAAATCATATAAAGGGGACTTGTGGTACTTCGTTTTAGACCCCACAGATATCTTCTCTTCCACAAACTCAGTCTTCCATATCCTACTACATTGTGCTCGTGTCTTGAGCATCTCCTCTATCATCTCTTTTGTGATCACTCTAGAAATTGCGTGCGCCCCTCCAGCAACATGAATACCTACAATCGCATTCTGCATTTTGTTGTTAGAAGTGACCAAGGCACCACCACACATCCCTGCGACCGTACAAGCCTTCGCCTTCCAACTGCGCCCAACACTAATATCAGTGCGCACACCCTTGTCATCTTCGCAGACATATGTAGCTGCCTCCACCATCTTAAGGTCGCTCTCAGTAACAAGGGTGAACCTCTCATGGTCCAAAGTGCACAAAGTCCCTGGCATGCCTTCTGCCCTGCGTATGTTCTCCTCAGTAGAAAAGTGATTGCGTATGTCCCTAAATTTAGGCAAACGAGGGACATTTATCAACACCAGATCACCTTCACGGGACTCCAAGAACAAAACTTGGACCATCTTCATGTTGGTCGAGTAAATGGTCCCTGCTCTCTCAATGTATAGATCATCATCAACATCAGCATCTTTTATGCCATGATATGGCATCAGAATATAGGTGTCATAAACACCCAAACCATTATACAACCAGTGAATCCTAGCTTCATTAGGCCCTACTCCCACTCTAACCAGATTGCCATGCACCACATTGGATATATCCACAACTGATTGCGCATCTGATTGTTCTAAGCGAACAACTCTAAGGGGCTTGATCGCGGCAGAGTAAGCAGACTGATCATGTTGTTGATCTCTGAAATGGTTTTTAATCATGTGATACGCAAACACACCCAAGACAGACACTGATAGAACTGCTCCCACACATCCTAATATATACCATTTAGATGTCTTGATTTTCTCAAACAACCATAAATATTTACCAGAATTCTTTCCCTCAGCCATTGTGTCAAAAACCTCTCGAGGGTTGGACTGCGCCCAATACTGTATGATGTCCCCCATCAGGGTTTGCTTGTCAACATTGGTATGCAACATCTCCAGCACTATATCTTGGACACTAACTGGTGTGGATGCGAGGTCACTGATCTTCTGGAAGTCCAAACAGTCAAGGTTGCAATAAGCACCTGCTTTCTTGGCCTTTGCCACGTCAAGCATGGCATGAGTAGAGAATTCTTCTTTCGGGCTAACCTTGACCTTAATATGCAACCTCCTAGCGATGGCATCTGTACAGTACACTGTCTTCGGACAAGGATGGGAAAGATTAGAAGATGCTATAATGAATGGTGAGTTGAACTGTGTCCCTTTCTTCTCCAAATTGGCCATATTTAACCGTAAAGGGCAGGAGGACACCAACTGGCAAAAATTTGTCCAATCTTCATCTGATGTAGATTGTCCTAAGTCATCCATTATCACTACTGGCTGACCAGCATATCCATCCCAGAAGTCCGACATGATGGGTTTCGTGTAAATGCCTTCCACATGCGAGATTCCTAACTCCTTGCACAATTTCACAGCAATCGCCATTGAAGCCAAACTCTTACCCCCTCCTCTGTTGCCATAAAGATACAAAACCGTGGGCTCAGCCCTGACTAAAATAGGCGCATTTGGTTTGTCTAGTCTACCCAACTTATTCAGAACATGCGTACCAACAGCACGCAACTCACCTGCCAATTCTTTAAGAGATTCTTCACCCCTAATGACTGACTGTATTGACCTAACTAACTTCAAGCACTCAATACCCTCTGAATGGTCATCACTAGTTGTAATCCACTTTTCAGCTCTCTCCAAGACATTCATGATTTCCTCCTTCTTGTCCTGGGCCCACTGGATTTTCTTACCATGTTCACCAGTGATCCTTTCAATAACTTTACAGAAAATCTCTATCAACATCTTGATGACGTCTTTGGCATTTTTTGCAATGGACAAGACTTGGTTTATCTCAGAAAGTCCTTGAGCTTTTGGGGTTGTGAGCTCATCAATTATCATGCGCCCTATCTCTATACCGTCTATCACCAAATCAAGAAAATCCATGGAAAACATTGTGACCACAGCAGTCACAGTCTTTGAGTCCCATCCATGTGCGTAGCACAGACCCACACCAACACACATCTTCACAATCCTGCAAGTCCACTTCATTATTTTTATTGATGTCTTCCCGGGCCAAGTCTTCCTGAGTATGCTAGAGACTTTTTCCTTAAACTCTCTAACACCTGCACTCGTATCCTCAAGAATCTTGCGTACCTCATTGGTAACTTCCCCAACTTTTTGTGGCAATTTGGTGAGCGATGTGTCCAATAATTCGTGTCTCATAGCCATCATCGTTGTGGTCATGGCGGCTACACCCACAGCAGAAAGTAAGGTCTTCCATTTTTCTCCTTCTTTTGTCCCATAGTCGCCTGATGCAATACCCCGAGCATATGTCTCACAATTCTTCACAAAGATATCATACTCAACCTCGCGTCCCACCATCAGGTTGGCTGTCTCACATATGAGTGTCCTATCTATGCGTGGAGACAAGGCAAAGCACCATTTGTCCAGATTTTTGCTCTTCTTGACTGTAGCTTTTCGCTTCATAAACCAGTTAGTGGCATTGCCTTCTGGATCCACATGTACAACACCATCTCCAACATACACACCAAAGTGTTTTGCCTTCTCTCCACTACAGCTCACAATGTCCCCCAAATCCATTTTACATTTCGAACATTGGGCCTCCTCAATTTCGTCGAAACTAGAATGGGAGGACTCTTCTACCAACTCGTCATCATCAAGCCAATATGTATTCATCACTGTTTTGCTAGATGTGTCAGTGAATGAGCTGACCACTGGCACCGCTCTGGGAACAGAAAACTGTGAATCTTCATTGAAACTGATGTAGTAGGTAACCTGCAAATACTCATCCTGAGCACTATAGTTAGTGATCTGGGTTGTGATTGCCCCCAAGACTGAATCCATCGCATTTTTAGAATGGGTTGCGATGTGTTCCAGTGGCGTGTAGAAAGGGATCCTAAACTGGACATTCGTAGTTTGTCCAGTATTAAACCTAATGGCACCTACCGATGTTTTATAGTTCAATGTGAGCAAAGGGGTCTGCTCCTCCCTCTCAGTCTCTATCGCAACACCCTCAGGCACAAAGTACACAATGCCATCCACATTAGTTTTTCCTGCAAATGTCATGGTAATGTCGAGAGAACCACGATACAGTTGGAAAAGACTTAAAAACCACCTAAGTGTACCCGTCACAAAACCCTCTTTAATGGGACTTAATGGTATCTGGAATGTGTACTGCATGTCAGTTTTGGTGAATTTATGTCCCCACAAGTAATGGGCACGCCCCATGAACTTATACAGATCCATGTGGTCCACTGTATGTCGAGGTTTACCAGGAGCTAATTCAGGGAATGTGCCAGGTGTTTTCCTGGCCAATTGGGGGTCCTCCATAGCTTTAACAGCGCCAAAAGGTGTCACGTGCAAAGGTCCCTGTGGTTCCTTATCCTCAACAACATGTTGCTCCACTTCAGGCACACTGGAAAATCCTCCTTCATCCTCTTTCCCTTGAGCAAAAACTGAGGTGTTGGTGGGAGAAACCCCATAAACAGGTGCATACAACTCCAGATCCACAGCACTTTTGTACACATTAATGGACACGCTTGGTGATACACTGGCAGGTGCGTTCAGTCTATTGTACACATAGCACACAAGCTTGCCAGTTGCATAAGGCCAGAGGGACTTATGAGTCGTTGGATTCACCCTGTAAGGTGTGTCAGAGATGAAAGGGCATCTAAACACCAGTGTTGAATTTACACCATTGATATCAAAAACAGCAGTAAGACCACTAGATGCTTGTTTTGCAGTTAAGGTGCTGATTTTTGTGTTTTCATCGCCAGGCACATACACAAACATCAACCTGCCGGAATGATACTTGGTGCAAAAGACTTGAAACTCAAATACAATGTCACCTCTCCAAAAACAGAACATACCCGCAATCGAGCTCAAGTTAGTGGGGTGCACAGTGCTAGACGCCCTCAAGTTACAGGAAAAAGGGTCCACCGTGGTTGACCAGATCTGAGTGCCTGGCCCTACCGTGCCGGGGAATGTAAAAGTGAAGGCAAGGCACGGAATCGACGTCCACTGTGAAAAATGATGCAACAATTCCCCCCCGGTACTTGACGAGTCTCTGGAAAACTCTTCTTGTCCCAGCGCTAGAGACACTTTGGCTCTTGCATCCTCATAATTAGCCAAATTGACAATGTTGCTAGATGACGACAGTCGAAATTCGTTGCGCATCATCTGTGCGACCAAAGGGCTAAGTCCATGTAGTTCCAAATCCACAAACCTAGCCAAGGTGGTGACAGTAATCTGTGTTGAAGTGCCGGATCCCAACTGCAGCTGTGACCACACTCTTATTACAAGCATCCAAATGGAGTATGCTGAGTTCCTAAGGTTGTAACAACCTCGACTGTATATGTATGGCACCTTCATTCTTACAACGTTGTTTATGTTGCAATTCAACTTGCCATGGCAATAAGTAGTCATGGCAGCAATTGATTCAATATCAACCTGGTCATAAGGTACAAGGGCTGCTATGAGACCCCCTGCCTGGAATGATGTTGGATTAATCTGAACAATGACGTCCAAGCCAAACCTCGCATAAGAATGGTATTTCAAAAGGCCATCAACAGCATATGACTGATCAAGCAACTCTTTTACTATGTCAATCTTGCCCAATAACTGCCATTCACTCTGTGTTGAGTTCCACTCACGCTGATCAATAAGGAAAAACCTCTCACCTTGTGTCACTCTAGAACCAGGGATGTCGACTGCAGTTCTGTACTGTACATCCTGTAAACTTCCCATTGTAGCCGTACTAACTGAACTCTGGTCTACCGTTGTCAGAAATCCTCCGCCAACTACTGCAGTACGATCAGGGCCAGCATAAGATTCAGTATTCTCATCGTTAAGCACAGACAAAACCTCATCAACAGTCTTGCCTACAGTAGAAAATAGTTTGCTCATGTTTAAATTGCTACCCTTAATCTCTCGTGGCCGGGCACGCCACCCTATCAGGCAGTAGGAAAGGATTACCCAAAAATACCCTTTCAGTGTGCCAAGACGGATACACCGTAACAATACAGGACAACCCGGATACTGAACCAGGTCCGGTTACATCAAATGTCCCAATGTCAGAGCCAGAGTACTCCCTGGATTTGAATGGCACACCTATCCCTCTACGAGAGATCCTAATCATCCCCATACACGATTCCCATACTACACCCATGGTTAGGATGGTTCTGTGAAACGCAAAGGGATTTTCGGCACGTGACGCCTCGTTTCTATGGGGCTTAACCAAGGCAAATGATGACGCATACCATGCGTCAAGGGGCAAGGTAGCACGCCCTTGCCATGCGGGAATGCATATATACCGTGCACTCCAGGTACGGTCCCACACACCCCCCAGTATGGGTTGGGTCGAAAGAGAGCCTCCGGACACTCCGGAGGCCTCTTTCAAA